TTTGAATCCAAACATCTTCTAGTTTACAAGAGTGCTCGTGTGCTATTGGGTTTATATATTTTTCAATTTCTTTTTTTAAAATTTCTCTGTCATTTGATTTATTAAAATATGAATTATTATTATATTCAAATTTATTTAAAGTAAATTTTTTAATAAATTTATAAAAATTATTATCAAAATTAATTTTGTATTCTTTTACAATACACACAAAAGAATAATCATTTATAAATGATATATTATTTTTTAAAGTCACTTGGTAATCCTAAGTGTATTCTACCATCATAAATATTTTCTTTAGAATTTGAAGTTTTTTTATTGTTATAATGAAGAAAGACTTGAAAACAATGTTCTCCAGTAAATGCTTCTCGCCAATGCTCTAATTTTCTTCCTTGATAAACTAACATATCTCCAGGTTTTAAATTAATTTTTATACCTTTCATACCTTCTTTACCTGATGGTTCTAAATAAATTGGCCAATCATCACCACCAAGATTAAGTGTAGTTGATATCTCACAACTAAATCTATCCTTATGTCTGTGTAATACATCACCTTTTTTATAAACTCTTGCATAAGCATAATTTGGATACAGTTCTAGTCCTGTATAAGTTTCCATTGGTTTATGTAATTTAGATAGTAAAACTTCCATAGCTACATCTCCATAAATAGAAAAAGTTTCTGGGACTTGTTCGTCATCCCATCTACCATGCATAACTTCAAAAGGAGATAAATATTTATTAGCAAACAAACTAAATGAAACTTGTCTTTTAAGACTTAAATAATTTGCACAAAACCCTGCTATTTCCTTACTAATTGCTTTTTTAATTATTAAATATTTTTTCTTTTTAAATTCTTCATTCATATTAAAATTTATCTATCATTTTTAAAAATTGTTTTTGGTCCATTTTAGTTAAATCTGATTTCCAAAATTTATAATTTTCTGCAATAGTTTTAGAAACACTTATTTGAGCTTCTCTACTTAAACAATTTTCAAATTCTTCTCTTATTTTTTTTCTATCAAAAAAACCTAATTCTTTTAATATTAATGTAAAATTGGAAACATTAAAAAGTAAATAACCACCTGCAAAATCTTCTTGTATAGGTATTCTATTTTTCCATTTTTTTAAATTTATAGATAAAGTTTCAGGAATTTTTATTCTACCTTTTAATTCTTTCCAAAACTTACTTTCTTTTTTATCAACTAAATAATGAAGCACAACAAAGTCACGTATGTTTTCCATAATTTTTTGATATTTATTATTATAAAAATCTATGTCTTTTTTATTACAATGTGTCATGTAATGCATTGCTAAAAAAACTTGCGATACTGTAGATCCAATAGAAGAAGATTCAATAGGTTCTACAAAACTAGCACTTAATCCAACGGCTAAACAATTACCTATCCAAGGTCTATCTAATGAACCAGGATCGAATTTAATATTTTTATTTACTTTTATTTTTATTCCTAAAACTTTTTCACATTCTTCTTTAGCTTGTTGTGCGTTGATATAATTATTATCAAAAACATAACCATTACCCCATCTTCCCTGAGTAGGTATTCTCCACATCCAACCATTATTCATGGCTTTTGATATTGTGCATGGCGGATATTTTTCTGTATCTCCTGTTTCAAAAGCTATAGCTTCATTTAATTTTAAACAATCATTATAAGAATTCCATTTTGCACCTAACTGTGATATTAAAAGTTTTTTATAACCTGTAGCATCAATAAAAAAGTCAGATTTATATAATTTATTTTTTCCTTTAACAGAAACTATTTTATTATTTTTTACGTTTACTTTTTTTATTTCATCTTCAACAAATTTAATTTTTCTTTTTTTACATATCTTAGTTAAATATTTATTCATTTTTATAGAATTAAATTGTATTTGTCTTGGTAATGATTCTCTGCTTATACAAAAATCAAAAGTTTGAGAGGCAGTGTATTGAACTGGTAAAAAATTATGAATAACAATATATCCCCACCCTCCTTGATACTGACCCCACTTACAATTTTTTATAGTATCTATGGTGTTGTGAAAAAATTTATGTTTGGTCCAATTTTCAAAAACTAAACCATATTTAAAAGTTGCGTCAGTTTCTTTAATCATTTCCTTTACATTTAATTCTGTAAAATTTACAAACTCTGCCCAATGTTCATTGGTAGATTCTCCCACTCCAATCGTCCCTATATTTTTAGATGAAATTATTTTTATTTTTAATTTAGGAAATTTAGTATTTAAAATTAATGCTGAAACTAAAGAGGCATTTCCAGATCCTACTATTATTAAATTTTTCATTTATACATTTCTCCACAAGTCCACACAACCAAAGAATATCTAATTCCTTTTGTAACTGCTTTCACCTTATGCCACACAAAAGAAGGAAATACAATAATAGTTCCTCTATTTCTAGCGTCTTTGCATTCTATAAGACTTTTGACTTTTTTGTCTTTGTTTCTTGTGTCAAAAAACAAATTACCTCCTTCATAATCATTTCCATCTGTTAACTGACATGTAACTGATAACTTTCTTATTTTGTTATTTAAGTTAGAATTATTATGATTTTCATATGGGTTTGGCCATGCGTCTTGATGCCAATCATAATGTTGATTTAATTTATATTTAGTAAATTGTATTTCTTCTGGTGTGCTTATTTCAAAATTCCAACCAGCATTTTTATTAGCTGTATAAACATATGGCATTATTTCTTTATAAATCCACCAGTCACTTAACCAAGTTACATTAGAGTTTCTTTGTTTTAATAAATTTTTCTTTTTCTTTTGTGAGGACAAAGCTTCTTCTATTTTTACACCCCCTGTTCCAGCTAAATCATCTTGTCTTTGATTTCCAAATTCTATAACTTTGTCACAAAACCTGTTTGAAAGGGCTCTATCAAAATACCAAAAATAATTATTTAAATTCATATTATATAATTAAAGTTTATTACAATTCTTACATTTTCGTCTGTGCAAGAACTACCACTATGTTTTGTATCTGTAGAAAAAATACAAACTTTATTTTCTTCACTATTAATTTTTTTATTATTTTTAAATTTTGTATAACCATTATTTGTGTTAATATAAAATATTGCTGTTCTTGATTTTTTATTTTTTATTAAATGATCTACATGAAATCCATGTTCAATAATTTTTTCTGTTTTAACTAAAAGATTTGCTTTTACTCTAAAAATTTCTTTCATTTTTAATTTAGAAATTATGTTAGCAAGTAATCTTAAATTTGGTCTAGCTTGACCTTCATCACAAAATACATGTGTAAATTGAAAATGACCATCACCCTCAGTATTTACATAAGGGTTGTAATACCAATCAAAGTTTGGTCCCATCATTAAATTTTTTAAATTTGTAAATTCTTTCTGCTCTAATACATTTCTGATTATTTTCATATTTCTTACAAAGAAATATCATTTCAAATTAAAATTTCAATAGTATATTAAGACCAGCTACTAGTGTCTGAATTCCATGTGTGTTCATTCAATAAATGATCTATACCTATCCAAGACGTTGTATCTTCTTTCCAATAAATTGAATAAGTATATGTTTGTCCATCAGCTGTATATTCTGTTACAGAAGGGTATGGCGTAGGAGCTTTATATCTACAATTGTCTTCATCAAAAATCCAACTGTCAAAAGGTTTATCATGTAAGAAAACATTTTTTGATGAATCATATTTCATTCCAATACCTGCATAATTACCTCTAAACGCTTTTGATTGGTCTGCAGATAATTCACCTGTGTCTGGATTGTAATGTTTATTACCTCTTGTGTTATAAGAAGTTCTAATCCAAGTTCCAGGCATGTTTAAAGTGTTGTTTATAAATTCTTGTCCTCTAGAATCAGATTCAACACCATTAATCATACAGTCATTATCACTAATGACTTGTACATCTATAACAATATTATTTTCATCTAATTTTACAAAATGTGCCATATTATGATTGATACTTGTAACTTACAATTACAGTACCACCTCCTCCTGAGCCTCCGCTTCTTCGATAGCCTGCTCCACCGCCGCCACCGCCTCGGCCCGCTGTTCCATTGCTTCCGTTAGTAGATGGAGGAAAACCACCAGCTCCTCCTCCGCCAGTTCCTCCTGCGAAACCTGATCCTCCTCTGGTTCCACCGCCTCCGCCTCCTGCGTAGGCTAAACCTGTAACTGGGTAAGTTAAACCCGCTCCTCCAACACCATTTGGTTGGTTTCCTCCAGCAGCGTTTTTACCACCGCCGCCTCCACCGCCACTAGGGTTTTGAGGTGGACCACCTCCAGCATTTCCTTGTCCAGGAGTACCAGAACCTGCTGAAGATCCTCCCGCTGTATGCGAGCTTCCTCCTCCAGATCCACCAGGAACTCCATCCCCTGGTCCTGAAAAGTTAGCAGCAGCTCCACCGCCACCGCCACCTGTACTAGGTGTAGAAAAAATATTACTTGCTCCTCCAGCACTTCCTTTATTATAAGTAGAAGCACCGCCAGAACCTCCGCCTCCAACAGAAAGTGGATATCCTTGAACAGCTGCTGTTGCGGTTGCGGTTCTGTATCCTCCAGCTCCTCCGCCGCCACCGATGTCTCCACCTCCGCCAGCTCCGCCCGCAACAATTAGAGCATCTAATGTATTAGGAGCCGCAGGGGTTCCAGTTGCTAATTGAGTCACCGTAAAAGTTCCTCCTGATGTAAAGGTATGAATTTTAACATTTCCTGAAGTTGTGATAGTTCCTCCAGTAGCTGTAATAAATTGTATATCTTCTGCTCCTCTAAATTGACCTACTGAGATTTGACCACTTGATGGGATAGGTCCGTTTGGAGCAGGAGCACCTGCAGGAACATTTGCCCCTCCAGAATAATATTCTGAAAGTGATATAGGATTAGATCCACCAAACTCAGTTTGAATATCTGAAAAATCTACATTTGTAGTAGGTATTGTCATTATTTTTTATCCTTACTTAATTTTTCTACTTTGTCAGATAACACTTTCACTGCTTCAATTAATAAACATGTTAGTCTATCATATTTAACAGCTTTAATGCCATCTTTTCTTTGAGCAACAGCTTCAGGTAAAACTTTTTCTACCTCTTGAGCTATAACTCCAACATCTTTTTTTCTAACAAAGTAGCCATCTTCACCACCTTGTTTTTTAATCCATGAATCTTTCCAATTAAATAACACACCATTTAATTTTTTCAATGATTCTAATGGATCTGAAATATTTTTTATATCTTCTTTTAATGCGACATCAGAAGAATAAAATGCAGTAATATCATCTGTCGCACGAATTTGTCCAGTAGTCCCTGATCCAGCTGTACCAACTCCAAAAGAATCAAATTGAACTGCATCTCCTGTCCCAACACCCATTGAAGTTCTTGCAGTAGCACCAGATTCAGCAACAAGATTACTACCATCTCCAACAATAAAATTACCATTGGTGTTTGCTACATCAGCTAAGTCTTGTAAATTTTGCGTATTATTTATTACTTCAACAACATTAGTTCCGTCAGAATATAATATTGCTGTAGTTTTTTCAGTTGCTCCAAAAGTAAAACCTGTTCCAGAAGTGGTTTTAACAGTTACCGTGTGAGCACCTGTAGTAGCATTTTGTATAATATAAGTTTTTTCTATTCCATCTGGAATTACTACATTTTTATTTCCAGAAATAGTTCCGGTTAATTTTATTACTTGATTTTTACCATTTGATAAAACACCATTTGAAAAAGTTAAAGTTGCTGCTGCAGTAACTCCAACTGCATCATAACCACCAATAGCTTGTTCTAAGATAAGTAAATTTGTGTTTGTAAATTGTCCCCAAGTTCCTGAGTTTTCACCAGTTGCTTGTACTGTTAATTTTAAGCTAGTTGATGTAGTATTCGCCATATTTTAGATTCCTTAAATTATATCATAATATTTCATTTATGCAGCAGTGTCAACTTCTGTCCATGTTGCAGGAGTGCCTGTATCTACTGGATTCCATATAATATTTTTAGTATTTCCTGTAGCTACTGTCATTCCTATTCCAGTTGGTTTAGCAACAGAATCGGTTGCATCTGCTTGACCTTCTTGCATAGTTAGCTCTTGACCAGAAGGAGTAGCGATTGTGTTAGGAGTTGCAGTGACTGAAGCAAGAGTTGCTGAGAAACCTATACCAGTTAATTCAGCAGAAGCGTCATCTGCAGCCGCATCTCCTTCTTGCATGGTCATTTCTTGACCAGATGGAGTAGCAATTGTATTAGGAGTAGCAGTAACTGATGCAAGAGTTGCGGAGAAACTTATTCCAGTTACTTCAGCAGAAGCATCATCTGCCTCAGCATCTCCTTCTTGCATAGTCAATTCTTGACCTGTAACACTAACATTAGCATTAGCAGTAACTGAAAGACTACCCAATGACATAGGTAGAGGGAAGCTTCCAGCAATACCTCCAACTGTCGCCTCTACTTCAACAGGAATGTTAAACGTAGAAGGACTTAGAGTAGCAAAAGGTGCCTGACCAAAAGCTGTTAACGTATCTTGTGTAAGATTATCTGCATTCGCGGTTAATTCAAAACCTGTTACATCAACTTGTTGTCCTATAGGAACTTCAGTAACAGTTCCTAAAGCAGATGTTAAAGCTTGACCTGTTACAGAAACTTCTACAAGAGAGAAAGCACTAACTGTTCCAAGTGTGTTAGTTAAACCAATACCTGTTACAGAAACGTTTGCATCTCCAGTGGTAGATGGAGCATTTTCTTGTGCAGTTAATTGAATACCTAATGGATAAACAATTACATCTGAAGCTTCTGCACTGAAAGGTGCCTCTGAATATGCGGTAACTCCTAGGGCCATGGATTAGGCTCCTGTTTTTAGTTCTTCTATTTCTTTTTTAAGTTCTTTGATAGATTCAATTAATAAAGCAACAATTCTGTCATACTTAACAGCTTTGATTCCATCTTTTCTTGTTGCAACCACTTCTGGTAAAACTTTTTCTATTTCTTGTGCAATTACACCTACGTCATTTTTTCTTACAAAGTAATCGTCTTCGCCGCCATTTTCTTTAATATAATCTTCTGTCCAATCAAAAGTTACACCATTAATTTGATTAACTTTCTCTAAAGGGTTTTCAATATTTTTTACGTTTTCTTTTAAAGATGCATCTGAAGAATAAAAAGCAGTAATGTCATTAGTAGCTCTTATCTGTCCAGTAGTTCCTGAAGCAGCTGTTCCTACACCAAAAGAATCAAATTGTACATCATCACTTGTGCCTAAATCTAAACTATCTCTTGCTGTCGATCCAGTTTCTAAAACAAAATTTGAACCATCACCAACAATAAAACCTCCATTAGTTACAGCTAATCCCGCAACGTCTTGAAGCTGTGCATCTAGTCTCGCATTAGCTAAAGTGCCAGAACTAATATTACTTGCATCAGTTGTGTCAGTTGTTGCAGAGGCAGCTAGACCTAAGTCTGATCTAACTTCAGACGCAGAACGCCCTTCAATTGCTGTTCCAGCCACACGTAAAAAATCATCATCTGCTACACCTGTTGTAAATTTAGGAACGTTTGTATTTGATATACCTGTGTCTAAAACAGCAGATGTTCCTAACCCAAGTGACGTTCGGGCTGTTGATCCAGACTCCGCGACAAAATTTGAACCATCACCAACAATAAAATTTCCATCAGTAACTGCTAAACCAGCTACATCTTGTAATTGTGCATCTAATCTTGCGTTTGCTAAAGTACCAGAACTAATATTACTTGCGTCAGTCGTATCAGTTGTTGCAGAAGCGGCTAAACCTAAATCTGATCTAACTTCACTTGCAGAACGTCCTTCAATATCTGTTCCATTTACACGTAAAAAATCATCGTCTGCTACACCTGTTGTAAATTTAGGCACGTTTGTGTTTGATATACCAGTATCTAATACAGCAGCTGTTCCTAATCCTAATGATGTTCTAGCTGTGGCTCCATTTTCTGCTACAAAATTAGATCCATCTCCAACAATAAAATTACCATCTGTAACAGCTAAACCTGCAACGTCTTGAAGTTGTTGATCCAGTCTTGCGTTAGCAACAGTACCGCTTGCTAAATTAGAAGCATTTAAATCTGTTAATGCACTTCCGTTTAATGCAGGAAGTGTTGCTGGAAACCTCGCATCAGGAACAGTTCCTGAAGTAAGTTGAGTTGCATTAAGAGCTGTAAGATTACTAGCGTTGTTTGCAACAATGTTTCCACTTGCATCGAGTATAACTGATTTAGATGCAGGAAGGGTACAGAAAACATCTTTAGTTCCTGCAGCAAAATCCACTGCAGAGTCACTATTTGATGATGAGATAACCGTAGTTCTAGCTAAAGTGCCAGCTGCTACTGTTCCCAATCCAACTTCAAACTCTGAATTACTAGTGTGAACAATTGCATAGTACGTTGTGTTCGTATTTCCAATTGCACTAGAAAAAGTTTCAAATCCTGTTACTGCTCCTGCAAGAGTAAATGTACCTGTACCAGTAGTGGTAGAAGTTTCTTTAACTCTATCGTTTACAACCAATGCCATTTTATAGACCTCCTATTAACCAGAAATTCTTAATATAGCTGCCGATGTAGTAAACGCTGGAAACTGCACTGTAAAAGTTCCTGATGTAGCTGTTTTATCTCCTCCAAAATCTAAAACTGCAACAGCTGCATTTGTAGTGTCAGATGAAGTGTTATAGATTAAAGCTCCTCTAGCCGTTAATGTTACCGCAGTAAAAGATAGATCTGCATAGTCAACTATTGCAACACCTTTACCAGTTCCAGAACCGATTGAAGTTCCGGCATTAACTAACGCACCGCCACCTGCTGAGTAAGATCCAGTGTTACTAACTTCGTTAGTTGCACTGTACGCAGTAGTAGTTGAGTTTAGAGTAGCTGAAGAAGTATAAAGAGCTAATTTAAATTTATCACCACCTGATTGTTTAAAGTTGTGATCACCTTCAAGTAACTGTTTTTTAAACGCGTTTGCGATCGCTTGTGTTATAGCCATAATTATATCTCCTTATTTTCCTCCGACTCGAGGAACACCTGATTGATATTCATCTCGTCTTCGTCTTCCCATTTGTTCTATTGAGAAGCCTTCTACCACTTGTTTATACTTTCCTTCGTATAATTGCAAGAGATCATTTGGCCCCTTTAAGAAACTATATGCTTCTACTAAGCATGCATACAAAAGTCCGTTGGGAAAATACTCGCTGATGTATGTTGTTGTATTTGTACTAGATAAACCCGGGTCTTTCAAGATATAATTTAACTGAATTTCATATGTAGCATTTGGAGTTGGAGCTATTACAATAGTGTCTTTATCCCACATACCATAGTATTTTGGAACTCCTGTAGACTCAGCTGGATTAAATTCAGACATAAAACTTGTATCTCTAAATTGTAAAAAATCTCTATTATTCGCTTGACCTACTCCATCAGAATCTACAATTTGAGCTGACCTTACAACTAATAAATCATTTGGAACATCTATAAATCTTTGTGATGTAATTAAATTTGCTGTTGCGTATCTTTTATTATTATCAGAATCTACATCTCTAAATATTCTCCATTCAGCATTTTCAATAAATCCATTAACAATAGAGTCTGTTAAAACATTTGCATCTACTTCTGTGTAATCTCTAATTTTTTGTACTAGTTCTGAATAAGTCATGGTGTTAATGTAACTGGTCCTGCAGTTACTGTCATTCCTCCAAAATTTCCTGTTACCGTAGGTGTTGATCCTAAAGTAAATGTGTAATTGTTTGTATCTACCACAGTTATACTAAATCCTGCAGCATTTTCAAATACTGTATACGCCAGGCCTCCGGGGCTTCCATCTACGTTTCTAAATACAACAGTGTCTCCTGTTGTTCTTTTGTGATTTGGTTCATTTACAGATATAGTTGTGCTTCCTAAAGTTATATCAAACGGATCACTTGGTAATAAATTTTCTGTTGCTGGTTCAACTCTAGCAGGTCTTGCATTTCTTAAACCTTGTCCATCTGCTGTAGTTGGTTTTGGTTCTAGCTGTGGATGTTTTGCTTCATATTCAGATATATGTACTCTTGATCCATTCCATTCAATTACCATTTCTGAATATGGAAACGCTTGACCAGAACGATCAGATATAAATTGTGCATATTTTCCTCTAGATAAATTAGACATTTGGATAATAAGTTTTTGGTGTTATGAAAGAACTTGAAGCAGAACCATCTTCTTCTAGTGCTC